TTGGATGCAGCTTGTTCTTCCTTGAGTTCAACTTCTTTTCCTTTAAGCTGAGTTCTTGCAGCACCCTCTTCAGCCTTACGCTGATTTTCTTGTGCTCGTAACTGTAAGTCTTGCTGTGCCAATTGGAATCTTGGATCTTGCTGTTGCTGTTGTGCCTGTTGTTGCTGTGCCTGTTGTTGGTTGGCTTGAGCAATCTGCCCGGCCACTTGTGCTTGGGCTTGTGACACTGCATTTTCAATATCCCTGTCCATTGATTCGTATTCATTGTCTTTTCCAGGATTAAACCTGTCGTACTCTGGTGCACTTGGAAGTTCAATTCCAGCGTTTGCCATGATCGCCAATCGGTATTTATGTGCTTGATGTTCTTGTATGTGTGCTTGTAGTGTACCGGCAAGAGCCTGTTGCAGTCTTGGGTCTTGCGGAATGACGGCAGGATCACTCATGAAGGCTTCGTGTACGGCAACGTGTGAATCATGGTCTTGCCAACTGTATGCCTTCACAGGTTTCTGATACATCATTGTATAGTTTTCTGTTGCCGGATCCATAGGTTTGCTACCCATTTCTGGAATAAGCATTTCATCCACGTTATCCACGTCAAGTGCCTTGTACAGTCTCCTGTAGGCTTCTCGTAAATCGTGTATCTGCGGTGCTTGTGCTGCCGCTTGTATTTGTGTTTGTGCCAGAAGCACTCTTTGTGCTGTAGAGAAGATGTTGGGATCGGATACTGGGAGTACATCGATTCTACCGTCAAAATCTTCCTTGAAGATTTCACGACCAACACCTTCTACAGCATAGGGGTAATTACTTGGGAGGAAATCGTAATTCGTTCTAGCTAGTATTTTAAATTCTTCTCGTTGTGCCTTGTGAAGTCGCTTGTGAATGGACGACATCACCTTGATTCCTTGCTCTAATAACGCAATGGTCGTACCTACGGGGGCTTGTGAGTTCATGTCTCCCGTCTGTAAGTCCGTTATTGCAGCAAGTCGTCTTCCCTCATCGGTTAATGCACCGAGTAAGCCTGTTAAAACTTGTGAAGGTTCTTTGAATGGCAAAGGAACAATGGACTTGCGAATATCGTCTCCATAGCCTTCCACATCCCTGAATTCACCAAACCCTACAGGTTGGTCGCCTTCCACTCGCATTCCACGAGCCTTGAATCCACCCGGCAGGTTTGAAAATTGTCCGGCATCAACCAATGAACGCAAAATAGTTGTTGCCGTCTTTTGCAAATTGCCGAGAAGATGGACGTAACCTAAACCGTAAAAGTTAAAGCCTGGTAAGAATTTGTAATGAACAAAATATTGCAGTCTCTTGAACTTGTCATCGTCATCCTTGAAGTTCTGACGTATCGCCAAGATATCATTTGTTTCTTTACAAATTGTTACAATGTACGGACACGCAAATTCCTTGCCACTGTCCGGAAGATCAAGATCAACATGCATTTCCAACAACGTGAAACGTGCATCCTTCTTGTATGTTGTGTTGGGCTTTACGCCTTCAATGTCTTGTATCTTTTCATTGATTCCCGTCATGGATGTAGATTCATTTGATCTATCCTCTTCCATGAGTTCAATGTCCCTATAGAAACCGTTGACTTGCCTTTTCTTTAGCTCATTGGATTCCATGCGAATGACATGGGTGTATCGTCCACTTGTTCTAAGGTCTGTTGTGTTCGTGGATACAACGAAATCGGTTATGGGAATAAACTTTGAAACGGGTCGTTCCAATTCTGAATCGTAATAAACTTTCTTAAAGCAACTACCAACAATCGGTAGATAGAACAGCATTTGATCCAAGTCATCAAAGTATTCTTCCATCTGCTCCGTGACTTGGTAGTTCATAAAATCCTTAACTCTTTCAGCTTGGGATTCTATTTCTTTTGTCATCTCGCCCACAATCTGTGTTTTTACAGGGCCGTTGGATGGAAACAGTTCCTTTAACGCTTGGGCATGAAACTGTACAGCCGCTTCAATCATTAATGGATGATGTGCGGAACATGCACCGGGAAAAGGATTTTGCACTTCCTCCAGCTTTAATCCTAGAAGATCCATTCCCTTCTTGATTGTATCTTCCCAATCGCCACGACTTTGTATGTCGGCATCATAGGCAGATACGAGATCGGATGCAATTTCCTTTAGCTCCTCATCATCAATGTCTTCCGCTAAGTTCTCGGAAGGTTGGTTTTCCTCTATAGGTTCTTCACCTATGACTACTTCCACTTCCTCCACGGCAACTTGACTGACTGGTTCGTTTATTTGTCTTGCCATTTAAACCATTCCACCTTTAAAGTATTTCTTTGCTAATTTAACTGATCCACCTTTATTTAATAAATTTCCTTTAGAAACAGGAATTCTCAATTTTCTTCTTTTCTTTTTTTCTTCTTCTGGTAATAAATTAAATCTATAATTCGGATCCATTCCAGGATCCATATCTTTAGGCCAACCAAAATCAAATTTCCTCTTCTTCTTCTCTTTTGAAAATTGTTCTTGTGCTTTTTCAAATTTTTTAAGAAGTTCTTTATCTCTGTTTTTTTTTAAAAGGTTTCTTTTCTTTTTATCACCTTCTCTACGTTCTAATTGTGACCGTTTAAGTAATTTTTTTAAATCTACCATTAATCATCATCCTCATCATCCCAATCATCGTCTTCATCAAGTTCATCGTTAATCATGTCCTTGATGCTTTCAATAAGGGCTTCTTCCTTTTCATGGAGTGCATCGAGCTTCTCCAGTTTCTTTTGTATTTTTTCCAAAACTTTTGACATTATACCAGTCCTCCCTTGAAGTATTTTTTCGCAATGGATCTGGAATTAACTGATCCACCTTTATTGTATCCTGTAATTTTTTTCTTAGCGGCTCGTAATCCTACATCCGCCGCACCAGCCAGAGTAAAGGGCATTCCAGCTAATAGAGCTCCTGTGGTTTTAAGACCAGCTTTTACTGGGCCGTATTCTGATTTTAAACCCCTTCCGTACTTTGGATTCAATCCTAACGCATTTACAGTCTTAACCCATCTTTTTCCCCATTTATCTGTTTTTTTCTTAACATCTTTCTTGTATCTTTTATCTACAGCCTCTTTACTTGCTGCAGTGCGTTGATCTATGTCTTTTTTCTTTTTCTTTTTCTTTTTTTTATACAAATCAAGTCTTTTTGTCATTAAAACACTCCCTTGAATTTTACTTTCCTAGCTTGTGCCGGATATTGTCCACGAGAGACAGAGCCTCCTTCAGCGTAGCCTTTGACCATACCGCCTTTAGCAAGATCAAATTCACCTTTTTTAAATTTTCCCAAACCTTTTGATGTAGTTCCTAGTTTTTTTGCAGCCGTTTTTTTACTAACTTCTGCTTTTTCAGATGGAGATAGACTAAACCAATCTTTAACAAATCTTGTTACTTTGTTTTCTCCTTTTTCATCACCTCTTCGCCTAGCCCATTCTCTGCCTTTAGACTTGCCTTCTTGTTTGGCAGCTTGTCTTGCACTAACTCCTGGTGTTCTTGTCATCATACTGATGTCTTTTGTGCTTCTTCTTTCATAGCCTTTTGGTGGTTTTCCAATAGCTGTTTTTAATTCGCTTTTTATTTGTTTCGCTGTTGCCATTATACTATTCCTCTCATAGTGTTGCTTAGTTCTTTTGCCCTTGAGGGTGTTTGCTTTGCCCAACGTGAATCAAGCATTTCAGAACTCGCTGTCTTGTAATTAGGTGGACTCTCCTTTAAGGCAGACCACATATTCTTGAACTTTGATACGCCAGAAGGGCCTAGCTGAAACACCATTTCAATTATCAGTCCCTTTGCTGTATCACTTATTTCGCATCCTTCATAGAGTTTGGATGCTCCGTCTTTCGCTTTATCGAAGTCTTTGTCGAATATTCTATCTAGCTGTGCGTCTGGATATTCCTTATCGTCCTCCCACCAGTCCTCGACACATAGGTGTCCATAACCAATAGTTCTCTTGCCAAGGGTATCCTTGTAGACCTTGTTTCTAAATCCTTCGTGTTTCTTAATTCTGTTTTTTACCGCTTCCATACCCAGTAGCTTCCTGTACTTCCTGTTGATTGCTGTGGAACGTAGTCTTGGTGATGCTGTACAAACCATCCCTGTCTTAATCGAAGGAGAGCTTGTGAAGTTGAGTCAACCAAGTCATCGTTCTTTGAATTGGGGAATGATGCACACTGTGCAATCACATCCTCTGCCCAATCCCTATCCGGTGCCCATATCTTTCCAGACTCCAATATTGGAGTAATGGAATGAACTCTGGATTTCTTGTCCTGCTTCTTGGGGTTGTATGGCGTAATGGGTATGCCCATTCTTGACAG